TAATGTCGTTGCCTGATAAAAACGCAAACGCATAACTAAATTGACAGTTGCTCTAGTATCAAATTTTCAATCAATTCCACATCTTCATCACTAAAGCCCAGCAACTCCCGCTGGGCATATTGCACTTTATAATTTGCATTTTTTGTTGGTTTTGCGCTTAATCCGTATTGATGGATTGTTGCAATATCTGCCGCGCTTCCGGTAAAGCCGATCACTGCTTCGTTTGCATTAGTGCGGATTTTCAAAAAGCGGGCGGTTTTCAGCTTGACAAACATTGCCCGGCGTTTGACACGCCCTTTCTTTCTGCGCAATTTCTGTTGCTTTCGCGATTCATATTTTGAGCCGTCCGGGTTTTGTTGGCGTGCTATGCGTGCCTGTTGGCTTTTGCGCAACTGTTGCCCGATTCGGCGCGCCAGTTGTTGCCGTGCCTGCGGGCTTAAATTGTTAATCAGCGCATTCAGGCGCGCTTGCACTTGTTCGATGGTTGCCATGAGTTACTTTTTGCTTTCTAAAATCAGATTTTCTTCTGTTTCTAAATACACTCGGATGCTTTCCGGCTCGTCCCACGTCGGTTCTGGCTCATATTGCAAGATTGCGTCACCGTTGGCGTTGGTTGTCTGGACTACACGTTCCGTGAGTTGGATTTCGATTGATAAATCCAGTGTGTCGTTGTTGTTGTAATCGGTGATAAATTTAAAACTATTCTCCCGCCGTTGCGGGTTTTCAAAGAGTTCCGGCTGGTTTACGCGCAAATACGCCAGCACCGGCACAATAATGCGCGCGATGTCGTCGGCGTAGTCGGTTACTATGATGTTTAGCGTGTATCGGTATTCGTAACTTAATGATTTTCCACCGGTGCAAATAACCTGGCCGCCGTCCGTGTAAAGTTGCAGGCTGTCGGGGTTTTGCACAAAAAACGGGTTGCTTTCTTCCAGCGCTTTTCTAATTTGGTTTGGTTTTTTCATTTTGTGGATCCCTGCAAATTAAAGGGCGGTTATCTTTATCAACGGCAACCAGCATATATCCGTTATCTGATACCAAATAACCCACGCCATGCACGCAAATTTCAGCAATTCTGACATCGGGATAATTGCTATATTTGCCAAACATTCCATTTTTAAAACTGACGGTATGCACGTCGGCGCAGGCGATATGTGGCAAGCCCAAGGCGGCAAGCATAAATAAGGAAATGATGGTTTTTCTCACTTTCTAAAATTTCTTATTCTCTTTTCGTGGTTGCCTTGGCAGACAACGCAACGGATCACGCCACGGACGGCGGCGCGGCGTTGTTGCGGGATTTCTTCGCCGCAGTCTTCGCAGTAATAGGCGCTTTCTTGGTGCGTCATGGTGACGCGTTGTTTTAGCGCGATTTCACGGTGCATTTGTTCGAGCGCTTGGGCGCGGTCTAAAATATCGGTCATTTTTTTAGTGATTCCGTTGTTTTGTTAAAGTCGCTGATGCATTGTTTTAATGTGTTTAACTCCAATGTGCATACGGCAACCATTGAAATGTTGTTTTGTAAGCCAATAACCAAATCACGGTTAGTCTCAATGTGTAACGGGACTTTTCCGCATTTGTTGGATTGCGGGCAAAGAATAGGTTGCTTACTTGGCGCTTGCGGGGGTGTTGAACACGCGTTTAATATCGCTAGGCACAGGCTCATTGCTCCAAGTCTGATTGTTTTGCAGTGCATTGCCGATTTCCTCTTGTGTTTGTTGGTTGGCGATTTCTAAATTTTCAATAGCGGTTAAAAGTGCGGTCTGTTTTTGGTTAAATTCCGCAAGTTGTTGGTTTAAGTCGATATATTGCTTTTGCCATGCTTCCTTTTTTTCTTTTTCCAGCGCGGCTTCTGCGCGCCAAACGCTGGCTTCATAGCCCAAAAAAATCACGACTAAAACCAGCAATACCGGAAAAATAAACATCACAATTTTTTCTTTTGTGCTTAAAAACCCAAACATAACAATCGCTCCTTGTTTCGTCTTTCTACTAAGCCAGGCAAAATTTTCCCGTCCGCATAAATCCAGCGGGGGAACTGTGAACACATAACCTTGCTATATCCCTCACGCGCAAGTTTGAACATAGTGCTTTTTTGCATTGTCCCGCACCCCATGTTGAAGGTGATAGAAACTAACGCATCAAATGCGCCTTGGGGCATATTTGCACCGTTTGCGTATTGGTTTACGCAGGCTTCCGCTTGTTTAATGCCTTTCGCAAAAAGTGCGGCAATTTCTTCCAAGGTGTAAATTTTCTTGCGCTCAATTTTTTCTACGGCATCTGTGGTTCCGATACCTACTGTTAGCACGTCTGCGGGGCATTGATATGGTTTTGAGTAACACCCCTCAGCATTTCCGATAAGTTCTAGGCCGCGTTGGCTAGTGCGTAGTTCGGTGCCGTAATTCGCCATCACTAGGGCAATAACGGCGCTTACGGCACAAGCATATTTAGCAAGCGTTTTTATCATTGTGTAAGTCCTTTTCGATTTGTATTTTTCTTAGCTCATATTCTTTCTGTTTGTAATACCAGTTGATCAGGATTGTGGCCAAGCCGAACAAAATCCCGCAAATTGAAGCGACAGTGCTCCAGTTGATCCCCGCGAAAAATGCCATAAATGATCCGAAATAAGCCTGAATAGTGGTGTATGTTGTTGTGTGTTTGTCCATACCTGCCCTTATGTCCACAGTTGGACGGTGTTATTTATTGCTGGTTGACTTTGTTTATCCGGCAAAGTAACCACAGTGCCGATGGGTAAAATCGCCGTGGCACTTATGCCAGGGTTTAATATCAACGTTTGCTCCAGTAGCCCTGCACTATTGCCTAAGTGGCGGTAAATAAGTAGGTCTAAGTTGTCGTCTTGTTGTGCCATCACTTGCATTAAATTAGCTCCACGTTTATGCGGTGGGTTGCCAGCATGTCACTAACGGCAAAACGGGCGTCGCGGCGCAGTTGGTCTATGCTTTCTTGTAGCATTTCCATTTTTCGTTCGCCGTCGTTTGTGGTGTCATAGCCTGCATAGCGCTCATAAAGGTTTGCTAGTGCAAGGGATTTCACTGCGCGTTTGTAGCGGTATTCCGCGACATTTTCACCGTTGATTTCTCTATTGTCGGTTTGTCGTAGTTCGGTAGCTTCCGGATAAGCAATTTTTAGCGGTTTCAGTTCGGCGTTAATGCTTGCCATTGCTTCTATCAGTGCGTCTTTTAGCCGTGCCGTGGTAACTGTGCCATCAATACGCAGTTCGTTTCGTACATCAGCAATAGATAAATCCGGATAAAAACGTTCATTTTCGATCGTGTTTTCATTCCGTGGGTATGTATCCACGCGCTGTTGCACGCCTTGCATTTGATAACTTGGAGCAAGTTTTATTGAGATTGCGCCGTCGCTCATGGTTTAAATCCTAAAAAAATAGCCGGGTGAGGATTAATAGTGTGAGGTCAGTAAAAAAAGATAAGATTCTGACCGCACTTTAATCCGCCCGGCGGCTGCGCGATTTGCTCGGCTTCGGAAATTCCCAAAAACAATTTGGAAATTTCCAAAATTCGTTAAGCGTTTGTTTTATCGGTCGCGGCGTCGCCGTTGTCGGTTTCATCCGGCGTTGGTTCTTCCGTTTCCGCTTTACCAAGGGCTTTTCTTAGTTTGTTGACTTCGGTTTTTACGCCAATTTTGTCATCAAGCGACCAAGCCTTTTCGAGCGCCGCAAGTGCGGCAATTTGATTGATGTCCTTGAGCTGTAACCCGATTTCACGATAAAGACGGGCGCGACTTTGATCTGGCATGTCTTTGTCATCGGTAATTTCAGCCACGTGTTGCAATAAAGTGACGTCAAACGATGTTTCTTTTAGTTGCAACGCCTTTTTCGCGGCATCAGCAAATTCTTCTGCGACGAGTGTCGGCAAGGTTCGGCTAAACTGTTCAGGCAGCACTAAATCTTGGTGCAAGGCATATTCTGCGATACGCAATGCAAGCTGATATTCTCCGCAGTCAATCGCCCAGACTAGCCACGTCATTAATACGTTGTCTTGCTTGCCTGTGCCTGCGGCCAATGCGCCTTCAATCCACGGTAAATAGTCTGCTAGATATTCCCGCTTCATTGCCGCGCGTTGCTCCATAGACTGCACGCCTTTCAAGTTTTTTTGATGGCGAGCAAGCAAAAACAACATTTTTTCATATTCGGTCGCGCCATCTAGGGTTTCTGCTTCCGCCGAATGCTCAAGCTCGGCGGAGACGCGCAAATAATGTTGCTTTGTTGGACGCATGGTTATTTATCCTTAAATTCAATGTTTTCCAACAATGCCACGCAATCATAGTTTTCGATTACGAATGCATCATTTGAGCTCATGTAGTCTTCGTATTGATCGCGTTTGGCGTTATCCACAAAAGTTCTACGCATTGCGCCCTCTTGGTAGTAGATTGATAAATTATCCAAGCGGGTGATCAAGATTGCGCCAGCCGGGAAGAATGGCACGCGGACTGCAGGCAAACCGCCAATGCGTTTTTGGCTGATGACAATGTCCGCCGCGAGTTTTTCAGTCGGCTTGTCTTGAGCATTGACAAGCGGGAAATACTTATCGGCTAATAAATCGCGGCCAACGATTGCCACTAATTCGGTGTCTTCCTGGAACCATGGTTCGATTAAGTCATTCACGGCGGAATAAACCAATGCATCAAGGTTTTGATAGGCTTGATTTTTGCCGATGTAAATTTTACCGGTGCCGCTTTCCACTTCTTTCATGTGGCGTTTCGTGGCATTTGCACGGATTTTTTGCAACCAACCGATCGCCACGTCTTGCAACAATGGGTTTTGGGTGCGGTTGGATGTCGCCGCGTGGCTTGTGCCGTTAAAGCCAATCATGATGCGGTCAAGTGCAACGCGATTCATTTTTAGCCCTGCCAAACGCTGTTTAAAGTCAGGGAATTTTGCCCACATGTCCAACTGAGGGTAGCGGATGTGGGAATCGTAGTTGATTTGTTCGCATGTGTATTTAATGGCTTCTAGGGTCATTAAATCTTGTGTTTTACGGTCTGCTTGCGTGGTATCAGTGGTGCTTGCCAATGTTCCGGCAACGCCTAAACCTAATACTTCGCCGCTTTGTTCCGTGACCGGCACAATGTTAATTTTTTGCAAAAATGCAGATGATTCTTGTGTTTTTGTTTCTAATCGTTGTTGCACGGACGGGGCAACAGTAAACTTCGTCGCGGTATCTTCTACCGGGATATTGTTTGCCTCAGCCATGGCAACGCGATATTCATTAATTTTTGCGCGGGTTTCGTTTTTCATTTGCAAAATCCTTGATGATGGTGTGTTTTAAATAGGTGTTGTTTGCTTCGGTGCGATTAAAAAATAAAGCCTTCGTCTTCCGTTTTTTCGCCTGCCACTTTCGGACGCGGTGTATAGTCTGCTGTCGGTTGCTTTTCCAATTCGCCTAATTTGTTTTGCAGGTCGGTGACTTTGGTTAATAAGTCTGCCTGGTCGTTTTGTAACTGGGTGAGTTGGTTCAACAACTGCACGGCTTTGCTTTGTTCATTAATGACTTGTTCGCTCAACAATTCGATGGCTTTTTCATATTCACCGAAACGTTCATCCTTGCTTTCTGATGCTTTAGCAAAAAGTGCTTTAATTTTTGCGAAAAAGTTTTGTTTTTCTGCTTCCGTTTCTACTTCTTCAAATTCAAGTGATGTTTCTACTGCTGCAGTAAATAGATTTTCCGCTTTTTCTTTGCGGCCGTTTAACGGATTTGCTTTTGCACCTGCGCTAAATTGCAACATTTCGGTGCCTAGGCTTGCCGGGGTGTCGGTAACTGCCAAGCCCACTAAATATGCTTCGCCTGTGTCGGCAAAATTAGGATCAACTTCGATTGATGTGTAGATTTTTTGGCGGTCTTTGTTGAGTGCGATTAAATCGGCGGTCGGGTCGATTTGCGCTAAGAGTTGCAATTTACCTTCTTTGTTTTCTTCCGCTTTCAAACCGGTGACATCGCCGTAGCATTTGGAGTGTGGTTCGTCTTTCCAAAGCAGGCGAAATTTGATGTGTTCAATGTTGATGCGCGCCCCGTATTTTTTCGGGTCGTAGTTTTTGGCCATTTGCTCAATCCATGTGCGATTAATCGCGCGGCCGTCGGTTGTTGCGCCCTCGGTGGCGACAACAAACCATTTAGAGGTTGTTTTGCTCATTGGTAGCTCCAAAAATTGGGTGTTTTTTTCAATTCGGCACAATATTGGGGCTTTTATTTTTGCTTGTCTTGCAGTTCGTTTTGTTGTTATCAATCTCACAAATCAAAGCGCAATCAATAACTTATCTTTATTCATATTATTCCCGTGATGATTTTACGGGGATTTTATGAACGAAATCGCAACACTAGATAACACAGACAAAAATGACGCCAGTTTAAAGCGGCAGGCGCAAACAATGTATTTCGGCGGTTACAAAATCGCAGAAATTGCGCGCCAATTGGGCTTGTCGGCGTCCACTATTTCGAGCTGGAAAGATCGCGAAAAATGGGACGATATGGCGCCAGTTGGGCGGGTTGAATTGACGCTTGAAAGCCGCCTTAATTTGCTGATTATGAAAGCGGATAAAAGCGGCTCCGACTATAAAGAGATTGATTTACTTGGTCGGCAGATGGAGCGCATGGCGCGCGTTAAAAAGTATTCTTTCGGCGAGGGCAACGAAGCGGATTTAAACCCTAAGATAAAAAATCGTAATGCCGGTGAGCGCAAAAAAACAGAACAAAACGCGATTAATGAAGAACAAAAAACTTTACTTATTGATGGCTTTTTGTCGGAAATGTTTAACTATCAACGGATTTGGCATGATGCTAAAAGTAACCGTATCCGCAACATTTTAAAAAGCCGTCAGATTGGCGCGACCTACTATTTCGCACATGAAGCCTTTATTGACGCATTGACGACAGGCCATAACCAAATTTTCCTTTCTGCGAGTAAAAAGCAGGCGTTGCAGTTTCGCAGTTACATTGTCAACTACGCCAAGCAAAAAGCAGACGTTGACTTAAAGGGCGAAACAATCAAATTGCCGAACGGTGCAGAACTCATTTTTTTAGGCACAAACTCGGCAACGGCGCAGAGTTATCACGGCAACTTATATTTTGACGAAATATTTTGGGTGCCGAAATTTGATGTTATGCGCAAAGTGGCTTCCGGCATGGCGGCGCAAAAATTTTACCGTCAAACCTACTTTTCAACCCCGACCAGTATTGCGCACCCTGCTTATGCATTTTTTAGCGGCAAGGCGTTTAATCGCAAAAAAGCCAAAGCCGACCGCGTTGAAATTGATATTTCGCACGAAAACTTAAAGGCGGGCAAACTATGCGCCGATCGGCAATGGAAGCAGATTGTGACGATTTACGACGCGCTAGAGGGCGGTTGTAACTTATTCGATATCGAAGATTTATTGGCCGAAAACTCACGGGAAGAATTTGAGCAGTTGTTTTTGTGTCAGTTTATGGACGATAACGCGAGCGCGTTTAAATTTTCCGATTTGCAGCTGTGCCAAGTTGACAGCTTGGAAGAGTGGACGGACTACAAGCCATTTTGGAAGCGGCCTTTTGGGAATCAA